CGAGCGTTGTCGATGTAGACCTTGACGTACGGCGAGAAGCCGGACTCGATCTCGGTCGCGGCGGTCCACTGCGCGGAGACAGCGGCCTCGGTCCCGGAGACGAAGCGGTTGTAGTTCGTCAGCCCGTCGAACTCGACGGTCATCGAGCCCTCGATCGTCGTCATGTCCGCGATGATCGGCTCGGACATGGTCGCGGCTCCGAGGAAGTAGCGGTCGTCCTTCAGACCGTTGTTGATCGTGACCTCGAAGTCCGTTACGACGCCGACCGTCCCCCCGGCGATCTGGATCACGCCCTGGGTCCATACGAACAACTGATTGCCCGTCGGATACGACGCGGTCGCGAGCGACTCGCTCGTCGACTCGGTCTGCGCGACGAGCCCGATCTCGGCCTGGAGGATCTCGTCGACCGAGTTCGAGAGGGTAAGTTCGGAGATCTTCGCTCCGGCGTACGAGAACGGCTGCACGGTGCCAGATGAATCCGGTCGCCCGACCTGGCAGGTCAGCCCGAGCCCGTACGGGTCGCCGAGCGTATGCGTATGAAGGCGAGTGCTCGTCGCGCCGTCCGGAGTCGTGATCGCGACCGCGCCGAGAGCGTGCTTCGCGAGAAGCCCGAAGGACTTGCTCGGCACGTCCATCGTGATCGAGCCCTCGACCCGCTGCTGACCAGCGGCCCAGCGGTCGGTACGGAGCACGCGGTTGTTCGCGCGGAGCCCGGCCGACTCGACCCTTTCGACCGAGAGGGAGAGATCCTCCTCGTTGAACTCGTACCAGTGATCGGGAGCAACGTACGTCCCCCAAGTCGACTCGGCGGCGAGACCGATCTGCGCCGCGAGCCCTGAACGGATAGCCATTAGCCCTTATCCTTTCCGGCCGTCTTCGCGGCCTTCTCCGGAGCGGCCTCGGGCTTCGGCTCGATCGCCTTCGCCTTCGACTCGCGCCACGTTGACTGTACGATCAGACCCGCGGCGATGGAGTCGTCGACCTCGACGGACTCGCCGCGACGGACGACGATCGCCGGACCGTCGCCGAGCGGAATCTCCACGGACTTGTTCGGTCCTCGATACTCGACCTTCACGGCGGGGTGTTCCTTTCCTAGATGCGCGCCTCGACCGAGACGCCGAGAGTAAGTAAAGCGGATCTCGTGGTATCCGAGGCACCGACTTCGAGATCGAACGGAGAGGCGACCGAAGCGACTCGGCAGTTCTCGGAGAGAGTCGGGTCGTCGCGGAGTACGTCCTCGATGTTCGCGGCGATCGCGTACGCGCGAGCGACCGCTTCCTTCGTCTGCTGACCCTCGCGGATAACGATTACGAGGACGGAGATCGTGTACTCCTCGTCCTTCGCGAGTTTCCCGAGCGATGCCCAGACCTGCTCGCCCTCGACGCCGAGGACGTTTATCGACTCGCGTCCGGGGTCCGGGAGCGGAGGTCCGTAGTTGACCCTGACTCCCTGAAGTTGATGGGGGTTGCCGGTCCTCGCTTCGAGAGCGTCGACGAGAGCGTCGATAACGTCCGGGACGGTCGACGACGCCATCTAGAACGCGCCTCCGCTTCGACGGTACGGAGCGAGGAAGCGGCGAGTCGCCGGAGGAAGAGCGTGTGTCGCCGGACCCTCCGGTGCGATCGCCTGCGGCTCCTCGATCCCGGCGAGAGCGAGTTCGGTCAGGTCGCGACGGAGCGCCGAGGTTACGGCGACGATCGCCGCTCGCTCGACGTCGTCCGGCACGGTCGCGAATCCCCAGGAGCCCGCGACGTCGACGAGCGTGTAGCCGAAGTCCCGAGCGGTATCCGACGTATGCAGGTTCGTCAGGTTCCCGGCGAAGCGGATCGAGAGGTACGTCCCGTCCCTCGGCTGGAGCGGGAGCAGTTGATAGTCCTCCGTCACGGTCAGCGTCGTCGAGGACGCGGACTCCGGGTTCAGGACGACGGAGGTCGCCGCGCGGAGATCGTACGGCGAGAGGTCGAGGACGAGCGAGCCCGACGGGAGAGAGAACCTCCGAGTCGCCGACGCGGTCGCCGGAGCGAACTCGCGGTCGACCTCTCGGATGATCGCGAGCGAGACGTCGGCGATCAGCGTCGAGATCAGCGAGTCGCGCGTCGTATCGGACGTCGGGAGTTCGAGCGTCTCGCGTACCGCGGCGAGCGTCGTCAGGTCATACGCGGCCACGAGAGAGGGCTACCGGGTCTCGGGCTTCTTCTTCGTACGCGAACTCGCCGGTCGCTTCTCCGCGCGAGCGGAAGGGATCTCTCCCTCGGCTCCGATGTTCCGGAGTTCGGCGTCGACGTCCTCGACCCGCTTGTCGAGACTGTTCGCAACGTACGCGGCCCGCTCTTCGAGCAGAGCCTCGATGTACCGCTTCCGCGACTCTTCCGAGATCGCCATTCGAGTTTCCTTTCTTCGCGTCGTCCCCCGGAGCCCGGCGCGAACCGGACTCCGGGGAAAGCGACGAGATCATTAGAACGCGGGAGTGACCAGCCCGGTCCCGTCGATCGCTGCGATGCCCTTCGCGTACCGCTCGGAAGCGAACGCGGAGTAGCCGAACACCTGCAGGCGGACCTCCAGCGTGTCAGAGAGCGGCTGCTCCATGACGCGAGTCCGGATCTCGGCTTCCATCAGGACGAGGTCCGGCATGTGCACGACGTAGATCGTGTCCTGATTGGTGCCAGCGCCGAGGTTCGTCGGGATGTTCGCGTCGATGACGACGGGAAGCCCGGCGATCGTTCCGACGACGCCGCCGTTCTGCTCGCCCGCGGCCTGATTCAGGCCACCCTGCTGGAAGAGCGGGAACGTCGACGAGAGACCGGCTGCGAAGAACGCGGCCCGGCGCGGGTGCATCACGATGTGCGTCGGGTACATGTACCGCGTCGAGGCGATCTTCTGGATCGCGTCATAGATCTTCGGCAGAGCCTCCGCCGCGGTCGGCGAGGCATCGGTGTACGTCACGGTGTTGATCGAGGCGACGTTCGCCAGACCGACGTGCTCGTTCGAGCCGGAAGCGCCGACGAGCAACTGACGGTCGACCTCCGAGTCGTAGGCGTTCAGGAGGTCGCGGAAGACGACGGCGTCGAACGACGGGTCCGAGCGGTCGAGCAACTGCTGACTGATGTCGACCTGACCGGCCACGGTCCGGACGTACGTCGTCACGGTCGAGGTAGTCGGGTCGGTCTCCTGGACCGAGCCGCCGTCCGTCTGGGCAGCGACGGCAGCGCCGGTCGCGACCTTCGGGAGCGTGAACGAAGTCCCGCTGGCGGGCAGCGCGGCCTTCGGAGTCACGTCGGCGAACGGTCGTCCGGCGCGAGGCACCTCGACCATGTACTGCGAGAGGTACACGGGCGGGATGAACCCGTTACTCGCCGAAGAGACGTCGCGCTCCTCGGTCTCGGCGCGGTGGCGCATGAGGCGGTCCATCGCGTCGCGGTCGTTCTTAGCCGTGATCAGATCGCGGAAGAACGACGTCCTCCCGTCCGGGCGATACGTCCGCTCCTCCGAGACGACCGCGACTCGCGGCTCCTCGGCGGGAGTCAGGACCGGAGCCGAAGAGCGAGCCTCCTCGATCTTCTCCAGCCGCTCGATGATCTTCTCGCGACGCTCGACCTCGGCCTCGGCCTTGCGAGCCCTCTCTTCGAGAGCGTCGAGGTCCGAGTCCTCGTCGGTGTTACTAAGCGCGGCGACGGCGTCGGCCATCTCGTCAACGGCGGCGTCGTACGCGGCGCGGGCCTCGGTGAAGTCGCTCACCTGGGACCATCCTTTCGTAGATGCTTACGGAGACGGGTCTCCCAGAGGGAAGCCCGGAGACGGACCTCTTCGGTCCGTCGGGTACTCCGACCGCCGTCGACCTCCTCGACCGACGAATCGGGAACGTCCGCGGGCTTCTCCCGCGCGGCGTCGGAATCGGCCTCTCCGGGGAGGAGACGGCCGGACTCGATAGCGCGGTCGAAGACCGCGGCCTTCGTCTCCGGGTATGCCGGAAACGGAACTAGGGAAACTTCATAGAGACGGGAGATCCCGTCCTCGCGGATCGTACGGAGCGGAGTTCCTCCGGAGGAGTCCCAGGAGTCGCCGCCGTCCGCGAGCGAGAAACGGAACGACATCTGCGAGACGGAGCCCGCGTTCATCTTGCCGATGACGCGGGCCGTGTCCGGGTCGGACATGTCGACGCGAGCCCAGATCCGGAGACCGTTCTCGTCCTCGCGGAGTTCGAGAGTCCCGGCCGTCGTCCGCGCCATGATCGTCGCGTCGTCGTGATTGTAGAGGAGAGCGACGTCGGCGTTCGCTTCGAGCGCCGCGCGGAACGCTCCGCGGTCGAGCGTCTCGACGAACCCGCCGAGATCCTCGGAGCGGGCTCCCCAGATCGCGGCGTATCCGCGGATCGTCCGGTACTCCTTCCCGGCTCCGGACTCGCGCCATTCGACGCCGCCTCGGATCGTCGACCTCTCCGGGCTCGGGCTCTCTCCTCTGCTTGCCATGCCGGGATCGTAACCCGAGTCGTCGTCCTCGACGCTTTCCCCGGAGTCGACGCCGGGGATCGAGAACTTACAGAACCCTCCGGGCTCGACCTCGCCGTCGACGATCTCGCAGAGCCCGTCGCGGTAGAAGAGGCAGGCGGCGCAGTTCGTCTCGTACGGGTTCTCGCTTTCGCGGAGGTAGGAGCATCCGTCCGGGCCGGAGTCCTTCGAGAACTTCCCGAGCGTCTCGACGATCCACTCGTACTTCTCGTAGAGGATCTTCTGCCGCGGCGAGAGCCCGCTCTCCTCGACGTCGTCGCCGGGCTCGTCCTCCTCGGCGCGATCCTCGAAGCGGTAGCCCTCCGACTCTAGTTCGGCGACTTTCCGCTCGGACCACGCGGCTCCGGCTCCGTCCGGGTCGAGAGGGTCTCCGGCCCAGAGGAGCCAGGCGACCGCGCCGGGTCCGGGATAGTCGTCGTTCTCCGGGTTCGAGTTCTTCGGAGAGTCGAGGTCCGGTCGATGACGAGCGAACCACGCTCGCATCTTCACGACTTTCTCCGGGGAGACCGCGTCGCCGCGGGCGATCGCTCGCGCCTCGCGTACGGTCGCGTCGACGACGCCGTCACCAGCCTTCCCGTCTTCGTAATACGCGACGCCGCGGGCGGCGAGGTCGCTCATCTCGGAGGTAGGAGTCAGGTCGACGTCCGAGACGGCCCGGCCCTCGTACTCGCTCTCCGCGATCGCGAGCGCGGTTATCTGATCGACCGCCGACTCCTCCGTCTCGTGGCATCCGACGGACTCTCCGGTCTCGTCCTTGACGACGGCGTACCCGGAACAGTCGGGATGATCGGTCTCTACGTGCCAGGGCATCTACTCCTCCGGGTTCGGCGCACCGCCGACCGGCGTGATCTGTACGGACTCCCCGCCGTCGACGGGCGGGCGGTTCTCCATCTCGCGGATCTCGTTCGTCGAAAGCCACCCTCCCTGCTTCGCCGAGAGGTACGCCGCGTACCGGGCGGCGGTATCCGGGCGAAGGAGCGAGTCGACGAGGAACTCCGGGAAGAGGTCCGTCCCGCCGAAGAGATCCGGGTCGGCGCGAAGAGCGAGTTCGATCCGGCGAAGCCGGGGGGCGAGAGAGAACTTCAGGAAGCGGTCGGCCTCTTCATGAGCCGACGACGCGGTCGCCGATCCCTCCGCCGCGAGGAGCGACGGCGGGACGTTGAAGATCCTCGCGACCTCCCGGACCGAGAACTTCTGCGCCTCGACCGCGAGAGCGTCTTCGAGCGAGATCGGCACCTTGTCGAGTTCCGCGCCGGACGCGAGGACGGCCGGGCGGTGCGAGTTCGTCACGCCGCCGTGGGTCGCCTGCCATACCTCCAGGATCTGCTTCGCCTGCTGCGACGTAACCGCTCCGGGGATCTTGATCGCGAGTCCCGGCGAAGCGTCGTTCGCGAAGTAGCGTCCGACGAACTCGGCCATCGCGACGGCGTTCCCGAGAGAGTTCCGATGAAGTTGGATCGGCGAGAGACCGATGATCCCTCCGCGTAGGGTCATCCCTCGGATGTGAAGGATCTCCGAGGAGGTCAGCCCGGTCGTTCGCTTCCCGTTGACGAGGACGTCGTATCGACGGTCGAGCGTCTCGCGGTCGCGGTAGACGTAGACGATCTCCGGGTCGAGCGGGACGAGTTCGACGACCCGCCCGTTCTGCTTCACCTTCTGGACGTATGCGTTCCCGAATCCTTCGAGCGACGCCGTAACGTCCGAGAGGAAGTCGAACGACGACTGCTCTCGGTTCGGAGCGTCGTGGAGTAGCCGGTACTGATCCGACTCGTACGCTCTCCCGCGCGTCGGACCCGAGCCCTCGTAGACGAGGAGCGGGAGCGAGGCGATCGTCTCGGAGACGAGACGGATCGCAGCGGAGACGGCCGGGAGCCCGGCCGCGGCGTCCGGCGTCACGACGCGGTTCGTCGCCGAGACGTACGAGAGACCGGGGAGCGGGATCGCCGAGGAACCCCACTCGGCTCTCTCCTCCGCGGAGGGCTTCTCGCTCGACTTCTGCCAGGGGAACCTAAACTCTGCCAACCGTTACCTCGCGGGCTCCGTCGAATCTCGGAGACGAGCGGAGCGAAGATCGAAGACGTCCTCGACGAGAGAGACTAGACGAGAACTCGGTCCCTCTACGACGAAGGGCTCCCGGAGGAGCCCTTCTCGTACCGCGTCGACTTCGTCGAGGCTACTGCTCGATCGCCTTCCGGACGAGCGGAGCCCATACCGGGACGTTGACGTCCTGGAGCAGAGCGTGCATGACCCATCCGATCTGCGCCTCGCGAACCGCCGTCGAGGTCGTCGGCTTCGAGTTGATCTCTTCCCAGAGGATCGCGAGACCGAGACGGTACTCCGCGGTCGGAGGACGGAGCGCATCCGAGTAGCGAACCGACTCCGGACCCGTCCGGTAGCGGACGTCGTCCCAATCGCTGTGGGCGAGCGTCGCGATCGCGCGAGCGATCTGCTTCATCATCTGACGCTCCCCGAGGTTCGGGCTTATCTTCGCGAGGATCGCGGCGGCGTCGTCGGCCGCGCGGTTCCCGCTTCCGGCGTAGCGTCCGAGGACGACGACGATCCGCGCGTAGTCCTCGCTGCGAACCTGCCAATCCGGGTGACCTGTGATGTGCTCGTTCGCCTCCGTAACCCGAGCCGCGAGAGTCGCCTTCTCGCCGGACTCGATCTCGGCCCGCATCTTCGCGACTGCCGTCGCGGTCCGCTCGTCGTACTTGCTCTCGGTGCTGTTCATCGGTATCGGCCTCCGTGCCGTCGACTAACTGATAGGGGCACTATAGACGAACTATCGGACGGATGTCTAGGCGACAGGAACCTCCCGAGGGTCGTCGACGATCTCGATCTCGGCGTCGTTCGCGGCGTCCGCGAGGAGTACGCCGTGCCCGAGGTCGTAGCCGCGGAACGGGACGAAGAAGTACGAGACGTTCATCGCTCCCTTCGCGGCGTACGAGTCGACCGCTCCCTCGGCCTCGAAGTACGCGACCTCGAACCGAGAGTCGGCCTTCTTCCGGGAGAGCCACTCGACGATCTCTCCGCTCCGGGAGCAGCAGTCGCTCCAGGAGCCGAAGACGGCGACCCGCGTTCCGTGCTTCGTCTGGATCGTCCGCGCCGGGACCGTCTCGCCGGTCTCCGGGTAGACGTAGACCGCGACGAAGATCCGGCCGTCGTTCCGCGCGAGGTCCGCCAGGAGTCGGTTCTTGACCGCGAGTTGACCGCGCGCCCACTGCGAGAGGAACCCGTCCGTGTCGCATCGCTCGAAGGAAGCCTCCTTCTCGGCGTAGTCGCCGCGCTCGTCGGCGAGGTACTCGGCCTCCGTCTTCGTTGCTCGTTCGCGGCTCATGCTGCCACCCCGTTGCGGAGAACGGTCTTGGCCTCGTCGATCGCAACCTGGATCGCGTTCGCCTTCGCCGCGGCTTCGAGCGGCGAGCCGAGCCCGGACGAGCAGTTCATCTCGATGTCGTCACCGCGCGTGATCTCCCATCGGACGACGTTCAGAGCGGACTCGCCTTCCGAGGTGTAGTAGGCGACCTCGCCACACGCGACGCATCGCGAGTAGTCGCCGAGGTATTCGTCCGTCCGACGCGAGATAACGAGGTACGCACCGGGGTCTGCCATCTGAACTCCGCCGCCGTTGACGGCGATCCGCTCGCGAAGCATCTCCGCTGCCTCTTCCTTCGTCTCGTACTCGACCTCGCGCGGCGAGGTCTCCGGACGGGTAACGCAACCCCAGAGGTCAGAACCCTCGACCTGGTAGACCCACCCGATCGTAATCCCGAGGACGTTCTGCTCTTCGATGTTGATCGCCTTCATGATGATCGGCCTCCGTGCCGTCGACTAACTGATAGGGGCACTATAGACGAACTATCGGACGGATGTCTAGTCCTACCGGCTAATCCCATCCGAGGACGTAGTCGGCCGGGTCGGAACGCTCCGCCCGGTAGAACGCCATCACGACGGCGACGGCCGCGTCGATCCTCTCCCGGCGCGGTCGGGAGATCTTCCAACCGCGTTCGGTCATCGTCCCTTGTACCGACTCGACGTGCCTCGCGAGAACCGGGTCGCCGTCGTGCGCGACTCGCTCCTCGACGACTCCGGTGTAGAACCGGGAGTAAGCCTCCAGCATCCTCCGGGAAGCCTGATCGACCGGCGCGACGGTTAGACCCTCGCTCGCGAGGAGGTCCGCGGAGCGATCGAAGAACCTCGGGTCGTAGACGATCTCCCGGATCGCGTACTTCCCGGCGATCGCCCGGATGTGGTCCTCGATGATCGAGAGGTCGACGCGACCTCCGGGGAGGACCGTATGCGCGACCGCGTCGTCGCGAGCGGCCCAGACCCGAGCGCGGACGACGACCCGTTCGTCGTCGAGCCGGTACGCGACGGCGACGGCCGTCGTATCGGAGACGAGCCCGACGTCGACGCCGACGTAGACCTCGGCTCCGTCCGGGATCTTCTCCTCGGACCGGAGCGACTCCCAGAGACCGGCCGGGAACCACGACTCGCGAGTCTTCGTCCACTGATTCAGATGGAGCCGACGGAAGGAGAGTTCGTCGATCGTCGGCGAAGCGAACTGCTCCGCGAGTACCTCGCGCGTGACCCAGGACGCCGGGTTCGAGGCGAGCCAGAGATCCGTGTCGTCGGCGGGCTCGTCGTCGTCGAGCCCGTACCACCAGAGGAGGAAACCGGCCTCCGGGTTTCGGACGATCCGGAGTCCGGGTCGACGCTCGACTTCGCCGGACCGGAGCGCCTCGTCGTAGAGACGTCCGAGCGTCGTCCCCTTGTCGTATCCCGCCGTCGTAATGATGAACGTCAGCGGCTCCTCCCGAGCATGCGACCCGGTCGTTAGCGCGGCGAAGAGTTCCTCCTGCCGCGGCGTCGTCCATGCGTGGAGTTCGTCCGCGATAACGCACGACGGGTTTAGCCCGTGCTGAAGTCGACCGTCCGCCGCGATCCGCTTGATCGTCGAACCCTCCGGCCCGAGGATGACGTATCGCTGCGGGTCGCAGTAGTCGCCGAGCGCCGGGCTCGTCTCGACGAACGCGCGAGCCTGGTCGAAGACGATCGACGCTTGATCCCGCGAGCCCGCCGCGACGATGACCTCCGCGCCCGCCTCGCCGTCGGCCGTCGCGAAGTAGAGAGCGAGCGCCGACGCGAGCGTCGACTTCCCGTTCTTCCTCGGGAGACCTGCGACGACCGTCCGGTAGATCCGCTTCCCGGTCTCCGGATCGAGCCGGAGGGCTTCGCGCATCAGATCGACCTGAAACGGTTCGAGGTCGACCGGCTCCCCGGCCCATCGTCCTTTCGTATGCCGGAGATACGCCGACGCGAACTCCGCGAAGTGATCTCCCTGCGTCGGGAACTCGGCCTCGGCGAGCGTCTCCGAGGCGGCGGTCACTAGAACGGGATGTCCGCGTCGTCGAGAGCCGGGGGAAGGGTAGCGTCCCTCTCGCCGGTCTTCGGCTTCTCTACGACCGGAGACGGAGCCGGAGAGCCCTTCCCGCGCGGCTTCGCCGTTAGGAGGATACGGTCGGAGACGATCTCGTACGTCTGCCGCTTCTCCCCGGCCTTCGTCTCGAACTCGCGCCAGACGAGGCGACCCGATACGACGACCTGATCCCCGCGTTCGAGGATCTTCGAGAGAGCGTCGGCGGTCCGGCCGAACGCGACGACGTCGACGTAGTTCGGGACGTCTTCCCATCCGTCGTCGGTCTTCTTCGACGTCGAGTACGCGAGCCGGATCGAGAGGACCGATCCGTTCGCTCCCCGGAGTTCCGGATCGCGAGTCAGTCGTCCGGTCAGCGTGATCGAGTTGATATCTGCGCCCATCGTTCCTCCGTTTCGTTCCTCTCGCGGCGCGAGAGGCTATCTAGCGGCCTTCGCCGCCGTTCGAGGGTTAGTACCTATCCGGTCCGAGAGATCCTCGGAGAGCGTCCGAGAGCGAACGGCCGCGAGCCCGAGCCCGATCCGGTCGCTCGGAGTAAGCCCGAAGCGAGCGGCCCAGGAACGGTACTCGGCCGCGGCCTTCTGCGAGACCGCGATCGCCGGATGCGCGACCCGGTATCCGTTCGGGCTCGCGACGAAGAGACCCTCCTCCCGGAGAACCTCCTCGGCTTCGCGCCACCGCGCGACCGAGATCGCGATCGCTTCGAGAGCCGGGACGTCGACGCGGTCGATTAGCCCGGAGGAGGTCATCGCCGGGACGATCTCGTCCCAGGCCGCTCGCTCGCGCGGCGTTAGGTTCGAGGACGGTTCGAGCGTCGCGGGCTTCCCGCCGATGACGACGACCTCGCCGTGATCGCTCTTCCGGTACGTCCCCTCCCGCTTCCGGATCTCCGCGGGCTTCGGTTTCGGGCCGCGAGCGCCCATTATTCGATCCACCCGAGGTCCGAAACCTCCCCCGGAGAACCTGCCCGAGCGTGCCAGAGGG